AGTTGTTCGGTAGCATTAACAGAACCGCCAATCTTACCAGTCAGTTTAGTGTCTGCTTCACCACCATCAGGGGAGAACACAGAAGGACCGCCCTGGATATACCAGCCACCAACGGAACCACCGTCTTCATAACCCACGTGAAAGTCAGTCACATGACCGTTGAAATCAGATCCAGTGAAGCCAGCATTGTTCTCAATGTTGACGTAAGGACCAGCAACAGCAGGGGCAGCAGCGATCAGAGCTGCGGGGAGGATAGCAAAGAATTTCATTGTAGTTTGTTTAGAAAAGAATAAGTGTATTTAGTACGGTTACCATGGATGCCCCATCCTAACCAGTAGTAGGCAGCATTCATGTAATAAGGGACTGTTTGGTGTGGCGTTTGAAACGCTTCAAGGTCATCCCTAAACCTCATTTCATCAATCATGTAAGCAGTTTGACACTCAAGAGAGCTAGGGTCTTCATCACGACTAGCACAATAATTACCTAGACCATTGTAACGGTCAATACTTGTCCATTGAATAAGACCATAACCTCCACGAAGGCAGCGATCGTAAGGTACAATAGCACCGCCTTCACAAATGTTAGGTTTAAAGTTAGACTCTTGTTCGATGTTACCCATGATGACAGCAAGGGCAGTACGATCTTTTACATCAGCAACAGTCTGCAGTTGTTCGAGTACGTACTGCTGTTGCACAGTACAATCAGGGCATTCAATCATTTTTTCTTAGCAGTTTTAGCAGCTCTTTTGAAGTTCGCAGCCGTAGGAGCACCTTTGCTCCCAGGCTTACGCATCTTCTCGCCAGAGCCCTTGGCGATACGCATTCGTTTTGCGTGGATGTTAGCGTAGAGACCTTTAGGCACTACCATACTCCGGGGATAATTTGACCAGTTAGTGCGTACGCTCCAAGCGCAGCCATCACACCCAGCATAGCCAGGCGACCGTTAAGCATCTCAGCTTTTTCGTTGTGAGTCACAGTGTAATTGTCGTCAGTGTACATGGTAGGTTCTTTAGCAAATAGGTTTTGTTGTCCGCGATCGTTGGTGGTAACGGTCATTAGAATTGTACGTCAGAGTTTTCAAGTTTTTGCATAACCTCTTGGCGGTATGCAGGATCCCTATCATAACGGGGATCAGACATTGCAGCAACAAGTTCCTGTTGACTACGGAAACCTTGTGATTGATTAGCAGTTCCTTTACCAGTCAGAAGTTGACCATCAGAACCAGTAGCATCATTGTACTTAGCAGACAGTGCTTGTACAGCAAAGTAAATAGAAGAAGCTTTACCTGATTCCATCACAGCATCATACATCTGGATCTCTTCTTTAGAAAGGTTTTGTCCAGCCCAGGAGATCATAGACTTGTAAGCTTTCTCACCACCAACCATTTCAAACAGTTGATTAGCTTGAGCTTCAGTCAACTGATCTTCATCAGTTTCTTCAGTTACTTCTTCTTCTGATTCTTGTTCTGCAGGTTCACCTTCGTCTTCGGTAGTTTGTACCTCATCACGTGGTTCTCCTAGTTTTTTCTGCAGTTCAATATAAGCTTTTTCAAGTGATTGTTGGTCTTTGAATTTACCAGCAAGTAGCGGTTGATCTTCACCCAAAGACTCAGCAACTGCAAGGGAGTCTTGCTCATCAGCATTAAATTCAGGCTGATCAGCGGGTGTTTCATTCATTGTAAGTGTTTCGCTCATATTATTGAGGTGGTATTGGTGGTTGTTCTTGCTGCATCATTTGCATAGCAGCTTGTTCACGTTTTTGTTCAACAGCAGCCAGTTGTGGTTCTTGTTGCATAGCCATCATCTGCTGTTCTTGTGCCATTGCTTGCTGTTGTTCAGCTTGTAGTTCTTGCATACTCTTCACAAGGTTAAGTACGTCAATACCAGAAGCAGCAGCTAAGCGTTTGATAACTTCATCAGGGTTAATGAACTGTTGAATTGCCTGTGGACCCATTGTCTGTGCAATTACAGTAAGGAACTGTCCAAGGCTTTCACGATCTTGACCACGACCAAGTGCATTGATACCTGCAACAATAGTAGGTTTTACAATACCACCTTTAGGGAGTCGTGGAATCTCACCAGTTTTTTGTGCAACACTAAGTTTACGATTTAGATAAGGAACAAGGAACTCAACAGTCAACAAAGAGAACAAACCTCCAAGTTGTTGTTCAAGTTCAAGTTGTGTCATCCTGACTTCTTCTGCTGTTGTACGTTCAGAATCCCTTACATTAAGAATAAGGAATGCTTCACTCAAACGTTGAGTCAATGAGCCAATCATTTGATAAGCAGTTTGGAAGTCAGCTGTCTTACCCACTTGCACTACACCAATGTCATCAGGTCTTCCCTGGA